GTTACAGAAGTTAATCCAGTTAAAGTTGTGTCTAAGTTAATTATAACAGCGCCAGACGTTGGCGATGCGGTTAAATTTGTACCGCCAGTTACACTAGATACTGCGGCGGTGGCCATAGCAATGATATCAGCAATAGTTATCTTCTTCGTTATATTATCTGTTATATCTTCTATCGCTACATAATCACCAGACGCCGCCGCTACTACAGTTAAATTATTAATATCTAGTGTTAATTCATAATCTGGATTAGCAGCAGCGTAAGATGTCGATGTCTGTGCTAAACCGCTATTAGCGTTGGTTTTAACACCGCTAAGCACATAGTCTCGCATAACAGATGCTTGCATCTTCTCATCTGTTAATGGCACCTCTTTGGTGAGGTATACAAAATCATTGTATGCTAAACTAGACGACGACCTCGCCGTCATGTCTATTACTTTTTTAGTAGGCATATTATGTTGAGTCCGATGTCACGATGTACGTATCACTACCAGTCGCTGGCGTTATATACGTATGTGAGGATATAATGTTATTTATCTGCTGTGTTACAACAGAACCAATCGGCCAGTAGGATGCTGGATCAAGTGAGAAGGACTGCGTCTGCTTGAAGTATCGTCGTGTAGATCCACCAGCCTGTAATCCTATTGACTTAATTCTTCCAAGCAGCGCTTGTAGTTGAGAAGAGTATAATTGATAATCACCCTGCTGATAATGCGCCTTCATTGTGGTAATAGCATGAAGTAGAATCAATTGCGGATGAATTGTACTCAAATCTGTGTCTAACGTCAAATCACCTAATTTAGCGTTGTACGTCAACTTTAGAGGGTATGCGTCATCTGGCGTTGGCCACAACTCAATCATAGGCTTGACCGTGCCAGCAACTACTGAAATATTTCTAATATCGTATTTAGATGGCCATCTTTGATTTAAAACAGGCAATACGTTTCTATCACCAACGCTGATACCAACCATCAACTCGAAATAAACACCGCCAGCTGTTCGCTGTACAGATATTGTAAGAGCCTTTAATGGATCTAAATCAGGTGGGAAATTATATAAAGAAGTACCGGCAACGGTAGGGCCGGGTTCAGTATCGTTTACTCTGTGAGTTAGTAAATCACCAAACTCATAGAATAACTGTTCTTGTCCGCTTCTTAGGGCAGAGTTGAGTAAGTCTGACTGGAGTATAGCACCAGAACCAGACGAGCTAAACCCTAGTCTCTGTCCTAGTTCCGTCCTTAGACTTAGCAGTGTTCTTGCCGTCATTTACGCCTTTCTCCTTTTCTATAATGCGATTTATAGAAACCTCGATACCATCGATGTAACTTGCACCAAATACTTCTTTCAGCACATTTTCTCCATGCGCAGACACCATGCGTTTTACTTCACTTTCAATACTATCTATCTCATGGACTTCTTCTGCTTTACCAATTATTTCTAAATTTTCTTGTCCCCAAGCTACCAAAAAGATTGGATACTCATGGGCTGGTAAAATCTTGGTTATAATAGAAAATTGATCCTTCTGGACTGCTACTCTCAGTATTGGTATATCCACTTTTCTCTCCCTTTAAAAGTAAACCGAAGGGGGCTTTCGCCCCCTCCGTATACAACGTTACACACCAGAAGCCATAATAGCACCGTGACAATTCATGCGGTTTGCTGTTAGCGAACCACGCCATGTCATACCCCAGTAGTAGTTATAACTAGTATGCTCACGAGGAGGCTTCCTCGCAATCATATCGTTGTCCTGGATAGGACGCAGAGTCATGTGATTTAGGTTAAGCATGTAACAACGCTTGGTCCATAGTACAGAAGTACCGTTACTTGGTGTAGAACCAGAAATAGCATCAATATCTTCAAAGACCGGATCCCAAATAAGTGGGATACCTTGAAAAAAGAGACCGGTAAAAGTACCGCTATCTTTAATCTCAGTTGATGGGTCCATGTTCCAAGGAGCATTCATTGTTCCAGGTTGCACAGCGTAACGATCCAACTTAGCATCTACAGCAAGCTCGTAACCTTTGATGAAGTCAGTACCACAAAGAATGAAATTAGGACTTCCGCCATTCTTCTGACACTCGCGCCACATCGTATGCATAGCAGCTAATAGATCTGCATTAGCATAACCAGTAGGACTAGTAGTGCCGAACGTATTCAGACCACTACCTGTATCAAAGTTACTACGCCAGTAGCTGTTAGCAGCGCGGTCGATACCACCAACCGTTCCCGTACGGGAATCAAAAGGAACTAGAAAGTCTAGACCATTGAGTGCTTTAGCAGCTAGGGATGTACCGCCACCTACGCCAATCGTGCCATCAAGATGCAAAGACTGATCGAGGATCTTCTCGAATCCCAGTCGTAACACTTCCATAGCTTCATTGAATACATTGGTTAGCTGTACAAGACCTGCCGCGCTTGAATTACGTGGACTTTGTGAATCACCAATAAGAATACCGTTACCAAGTAAGTAGTCTTCTGAGAACTGGAAACCGTCGTGTGCCGAGTTCCAAGGATAATAAGCCTGTCTCACAGTGTCACGAGTGTTATAAGTAACTGCCGATGAAGTGTTTAGCGCTGAATCACCAAACCATTCAAAGTTGTTACCATAACCTGTACGAATCTGCTCGACGATATTTTCTTTACCGCCGCCCCAAGGCTTTTTCTTAGCCATTAGAGCTTTTAGCAGGGGACGTTCAGTCGCAACCTGGTCAATAGGTTTATTCTTCAAATAGTTCTGAAGAGCTACATATCCTAGCTGGGTAATATCACTGGCATTTAAAGCAGTTTGAGTTGCCATTTATTATCCCTCCAAAAGGAATGTAATTGTGTGGAACAGGGTTGGCTACACGAGAGCCTATACGTGCTACTGGCGATGAATCCAGTTCTCATCTAATCCTGTTAATTATGCATTGCGTCAAGATGAGCCTGAAGAAACTCCGGTGTAACCTCAGCCTTATTACTATCCAATGCATTACCTGAGCCGCTGCTCGATCTTCCAGGTGCTAGGGGCCCGGTGTTTTTACTAGCATTTCCATTCGCGGATGCAGCGACAGTCATTCCGCGTGAAAGTACATTATACTGGTTTTGAAGGATACCTAACCATTGCTCCGGTGGAAAATCTGAAGAAGCTACTTCTCTACTGATCTCCATCATGGTATCTCTTTTAGAAGAGAAGTCAGGATCTGAACCAACAAGGTCATTTTCCCACTCCGTTATTGATGACAACGCTTCTTCTGTTGTTTCTTGTGTAGTTGTTTGATTCTGCAACTGTTGATTATAATACTGTTGATAATCTGCCTGTGCTTGGTTTTGCGAGTTTGTACTGATTCTATCATTGGCTAATTTATTTGCCCAGTCCTCGCTGATCTCCAGGTCCTCAACGGCTTTAGACAAGTCTTCAAAGTCACCGTACTCTGCTTCACTCTTATCTGTCTTATTGACACCTAACGTGGTACCTATTTGGTCTGCGAAATCATCTAAAGCCTGCAGAGCTCTAACAGCTTCTTCATATTTGCCAGAATTCAAACTCTTAAATACACCCAATGACCAATTCAACTGATCAGCGTTAGTACCAGAATCCATGATGTAATCATGTAATTCACCAGACACCTTAAGTGTATCGTTTTCTCCTTCTAATTCCTTTGCTCTGTTTATCCAATGTTCAAACCTTTCTTGAGCCTTTGGTTTGAGATTGCCGTATACCTCAGCATCATCCTCTTCTAACTCTGGCCTCGCTTTATCTCCCTCGCTGCTTGAAATTGCCTCTGCTGATGCCTCTGTTCTATCATCTTCTGTGTCGACGGATGCTTGCTGTGCTGCCTCAGCTTCTTTGTATGTGGGAGCGAGAGCATCGATCTCTTTATCGGCTTCGGGTTGGACTTCGACATTAACCTCCTCCTCGTGAGTTTGTATAGATTCGAGTTCCCTCTCCATCACCTCCAAAGTTGTGTTGTGTAAGTCTTCGTTACCTTGTACTTCTTGCTCTTCAGCCATTAGATCTCTCCCTGTGGTTCCCTGTACTGATTCCTGGTTCGTTGATCTACTCTATTTTGTGGGGCATTTTGAACCTCATTCAACCCCTGAGGTGGCGGCACAGCATTAGTTTGTGTTTGTTGACCTCCTTGTCCCATAGCCTGCTGCATCATTTGATTCTGCTGCATTACCTTCTGCATTTCTTCTGGCATAGGCGGTAAAAACTTTGAAATATCTATGCGCTCATCAAACCTCTTAAATGTCTCTTCTAATAGTTGAACATATGGATTAAACTCATCAGGCACGCCAAACGAACGCATCTGTTGCACTAGTTCTATGTTCTGCATTATAATCGGCATCAACTCAATCCAACGCATTCTTTCTTCGTTGGTATCAGGCAGGCCCGTGCTACCAGCTGCTATATCGATAAAAACAGAATCATACAGCTGCTGTTTATTCAGTATCGGCCAAAAAGCATTAGGTCCAGCTATTTCCATAGCCTTCTGAGGTTGTATCTCTTGCAGCAGTATCTCTGCAGCAAACCAACCCAATTCTCTCAACCAATCTTCTGTTTGATCAACTTTCTCAGCAATACGAGTAGCTAGACCCGCCTGTTGAATGTTCGCTTCTGTCGCTGTTTTCGCCCTATTAACGCCACCACGTTGAGCATCGCCTAGACCACTAATCCATTCCATATCTGTTCTTAATGGAGCTGTGTCGTATACCTGTGGGTTCATGGGTGGAGGTGTAGCGGGTTGAAACACAGAGCTAACGTTCTGTCCTGATGCGTTAATCAAAGCTATCTCACCAATTTGAGCGTTGCTAAATACTTCGATATCTTCATAGTTAACACGAGACGCATCTGCAACGAAAAACGGAGCAGAAAGTTCTCTGTGTTTAGTCATTTGCGTGCGGATAGTATTATATTCGTCTTGCAATGACATCAGTAGCTCTGTTTCTGATATTGGCCATTCTTGACCATCTATCCAATTCAAACCTAGCAGAAAGAACGGGAAAAACTTCTCACCTAACCTGCTTGGGTGAAAAGGTTCTTTTAACCATTTCTTACCACCCTCAGCAAATGTAAATACTGTTTGGGCTGTCCTATCCCAATACTCCCAAACTGCAACAGCTAAGTTAACGTCTTCCGTGGTGCCAGTCTGTGCAGTATCATCTCTCGTTAATCTATTTAAGATGCCAGCATCAGTGCGACGGTAGATTGTAAATTCTTCTACTTCTTTTTTCGATATCTGAAACCTGTCCATAACATCTGACGGCGTCATCCAAGTCACGTTAGCCATCCACTGTGCGGATTGATATTCTTGTAAAGAATCTAATGAAGTATCCATGCGAAAGTCTTCTGGGCGAACGAAACCAAGATTCAAACCTTCTCTTTGTAAAACTTCTACGCGGTCTTTAAGACCCAACATAGTCTCTTTTACTTCTTCGATTAACTCTTCCTTCTCGCCACCGTACGTATCGTTACTTACCAACTCCCTCACGTCGGATTGCATACGAGCCAAACTATCTTGAGCATCGTTAAACTGACGACTAACTAGAGGATCTTTGTAATAATCCCTTTGGTATGTTACTTTAACGATACCTATCTTACTAGTCATGCAAGACCTGATTACCTGCTTGGCTAATTTCTTTAGGTCTGCTTTTTTTAGCGATTCATTCAGTACAGTCTCTAATGTAGCAGAGAATAAATCAGCCACTCTGTACTCTGAACTTCCCGCGTCCACATATTTATGTGGTCTAATTCTAATTTCTGGATTCTTAGCATAGATATGAGGCAACAAACCCTGTAGCGTGGCATGTATGATATTACCCTTTATCGAGCGACCACCTTCTTGCATATTCTGTGAAGGGACCATCGTGATAGATCGCGCGTTCAACTTACCTAAAGCATAAACACGACTATGTTCTATCTCTTTGTAGTACTTCTTCCATTTTTTATACGATAGACTAATATTCTTTTGGCACTTCTTTAGCAAACCACTCGCGTCAGACGGAAGATTATCTCCGATACCTGACTCTGTATTTACTGATAATATACCTAGATCGGCCATGATTCATTCCTATCGTATAGTTCGTCGAGTTTAGTCAACCACTCAAAAGTAAATCGCGATGGCGGCTTTGCTTTCGGCTTTGGTTTAATACTTCTAGCACGTCTCAGCATCAGCCCATATCGTGTCGCGTCAAAGAGGTGATCCTCCGCGCTCGTGTCAATATCCTCCACCCTCTTGGGGTCAGCAGGAAGCGAAGGCACCGTGCGAAGCCAATGTTTGCATGTGCTGAAAACTTTAAGATTTTCGTTTGCCAAGCGGTCAACAATCTCCTGTAACCCCTGTATCCTAGATCCCGGACCCTTTGCGCTAGACTCCCAGACAACACCATAATCAGCAAATACGTCTGCAACACTCTTCTGGCGACCGTCTCGCATAAATATCGCTGAATCGGCCACATTACTCTTGAATTTAATCTTGAATTTTCTTTCACTATCTTCAGCTTCATTGATCTCCCTCGCGATCTCTTCTATTGGTGTTTCACTTCCCTTGTTTGGTTTGGAGCTCCAATAGCGCTCTCTGTAGATATAGATTATACCATCATAGTCTTGAGTAAACCAGACGCATCCAGCTGGAGACTTGTAGCCATGATCGTAAGACTTCCACCTTTTCCACTCCAATGGAATATCAAAAGGTTCTATAACATGTATCTTTGGATCCCATACGCCTTCGAAGAAAGCACCTGGTGCAATGTTCCAATCTCCATCTAACCACGCTCTTACGAGCCATTCTGGTCCACTCTTTTTGATCCGGTCAATGTAACCCGGGTCGTTCTCCATCAGAGGAGTGTTATCTTGTATCTTCGACGGAATGAAAATTGATTCACCGCCTTCGTTGTCAATGTATCTTTCCTTTACCCAGTTATGTCCTGGCCCGCCTGGGTTAGCAGAGGCCCTAAATAGAACCGGTACGCCGGCAGCAGAACGCATGGTTGCACCGAGCATATCGATAGGTTCCGGCGATGGCCAGTTCCCGAGTTCGTCAAAGCCTAGGAAGGTTACAGAAAAACCCTGCAGCTTCATAGCAT